TTGAGGGCATGTTCCCGGTAATCTCCGAGTTCCGTTATCAGCTCATTTTCGGTCCAGGTTCTTAGACTTGTCCGGGACTTTGTCATTATCTCTCCTGTGTTCTATCATGGATTCGGGGAAAAAGTTCGTTCCTTCGTGTATCCGGATCTGTTCCACATGGAAATTTCCCCCGCTCTTTGCATAGTAGACCATCGTGATTCCATGCTGCCAGTTGTTATACTTGTTGAACTCTACGTCCAACCTTTGAAGACATCCATTCCCCCATGCTCCTTGCTGTCTACCTCTCAGGGTTCTTGAAGAATGGTTACTGATCCTATGGAAATGACCGAAGATGATATTGTCTTTGCATTTGTCATAGATGGATCGAGCGGGATTAGCCATACCCCATCCTCCAGGCCAGTTATCCCCATGTGAATAGTTCAGTTTCCCTATTCGCATGACTGTATTATGAGGATGAACTTTTATATCCAGCTTGTCACATTTAAGGAGTGTTCTAAGATCGAAGAAGCCACTAAGTTCTGGAGCTTTCTCCATGATAAACTTATCTAGCCTGTCTTCATGATTCCCCAGGAGGAAATCAAATCTTGCATTAGGCAGGATATCTCTCATCTCTGTAAGCTTTTCCCCGGCATACTTTAGATCAGTCAAGGTCTTCTCTTGTATGATCTTTCTCTTTGGGTATCTGGAGATATCATCCAGATCAACTATGTCTCCTCCTAGTACTACCCTTGAGGGTTTGATTACCTTTAAGATTGACAACGCTTTCTTATAAGAAACTGGATCTTCTGAAGGAAAGTGTATGTCAGATATGTAAGCAACTATATCATCCTTTCCAACTTTTACCCTTGAATATCCCATCTCTCTCTCTCCTACTACATAAGCGAGAGGAGCCCCTCCCCCCGGAGAGACACTCCGGGAGGTTCATCCGTCCACATTCTAAACAGTAAACTGGGGCTCCAATATTCATTCGCTTTCTTTCTTTGAGATATTCAAACTTGTTTTTTTAAGTTGTCCTCTATACAGCAGTTCGAATATCCCCTGAAAAAACATCTCTTTCAGGATCCCCTGGGAGAGGGAAAGTATCTTGTCCATGTCCCCCTTCGGAAGATCCACTGAAATCGTTACTTGGTACTCTTCCATTGTCTGGTTCCTCATCTATCATAGGTTCACGATCTGTCCAATCAGTTATCTTTAGAGTATCTGGATTGATCTTTAATGAGGCAATAACTTGGGCTGGTCCCATCTTGTTCTTGGCTACCTCTATCTCATAGAGTAGAGGATCTTTCTTCTCGCTTCCGGAATCTCTTGCAGGCCAGTAGAGTAGCATAACTACATCGGAGAAGTTCTCGATATCACCGGACTCTTTCAGATCCTCAATAGCTGGTCTTCTACTCTCTTGTCCATAGTTCTTTCGAGATACCTGGGAAAGTAGAATACCTACGGCATCGCAATCGATAGCGATATCGTTGAAATCAGATGCTGCTTTCCCTACTTCTGCTGCTTTAGACATCTTTCCTTGTCCACAATATCTAGTAGCATACTTCTGTAAGTAATCCAAGACTACAATATCAGGCTTGAACTTCTCAGCTAGTCCCTTCAGGGCTGGTAGCGGGGTGGCTCCTACCACTAAGAGTCTCTCCTCCCATTTACGGAGATCATTGAGTGACTCTTTAGCCAGATCGAAATTGGACTCCGATACTTGGTCAGGTTTAAGGAACCACCCCAAAGGGTGGCTGCTATCTATAGCCGCAAGTCTCATCGGTACTTGATCCGGATTCTCCAGTACAGAAATGAGTACTCGCTTTCCATCGTTAAGAGCTTTCACCACAATATTACTCATGACTGTGGTTTTCCCTTGTGATGTTTTACCGCCGATAGTATAGGTAGTCTTCCTACGAAGGCCGCCTATAGCTTTATCGATCTCTTCCCAACCAAGTGCCATCTCTTGTCCAGCATCCCGGTTGGATTGTAGCATTCCAATCCCTTCGTCGATGACTTCTCCCAGTCCTTTCTCACCTTGATCAGGGGTAACCCGTTTGATTGAATCAGCTAGACTGTAGATCTCTGATTCTTCTACGTTCTCTTCTAGCTGGTCCAGGATCTTAGAGGCAGCCTCAGCCTGTATTCTTTGACCGTGTTTCCTTGAGATAACTTTCATATAAGCTTCCCAAGAGGCTACGTTAGGTACGGTTCCTACTGTAGAAGCAAGGAACTCGACTCCTCCTATCGTCTCAATGTCTGTACCCAAAGAGTCCTTGATCATTACCAGATCCACCAGGCTATCCCTGTTCCATATCTTTACAATATGTTCAAAGATCATCTTGGTAGATTCCATAAAGAAGGATTCACTGGTTAGTTCACAAAGAACATTTGGAATGATCATATTCTTCATGACCATACATCCGATCAGGCCAATCTCCGATTCACGAGAATGAAGACTTTGTGACGGGTGCTTAGGAACATTGATAGTACTGCCTTTAGATCTGTTTCCATTCTTACGGGGCATCCCTTTTCTCCTTATTAGCTGGTGATTCCTTTTAGTTCTTTTCTATCAGCAGGGTTGAAGAACATGATGTCTTCATCTGCTGTCCATTCCATACCCATCTTTCCATCGACTACTTGCTGTAACATATCGATAAGATGGTCGGCATTCTCATGGGACAGGGTTCCATACCGTTTCTTGATAAAGTCTTTCCAGCCCTTATCATTGGTATCAATCCCCAGAGTATCTGCCTTACCTCTGATGGTCCCTTCCTGTGCGGAGCTTGCCTTCTTCACATTATCAGGAAGGTTTTTCGGAGGGTTTACAATGGTCTTCGCTCCTTCATAGAGAGCGGCTCCTGCTTTGATCGCATCCTTGACAGGATCTTTGGCTCCACCCTTCAGGTATTGCTCATGCAGATCCTTGAGATAAGAGAATGCCATCATGGTATCACGGGAATTGTCTCCACCAGTACGGGTAGAACTAGACCCGCTGGATTTCTTTGTCCCTTTACCACTAGGGGCTCCTCCCTTGGATACATCCTTGATGACCAGGAAGGGCTTGTCTTCTCCTACATCATCATAAGTTAGAGAGATTTGATCTCCAACCTCGTAGTTGTCTACCTTTTTGACTGCCCATTTGAAAGCCCAAACAGGAGCATCAACTTCATTGAATCGTAACTGAACCGAATCGTCTCCTTTCTTGGTTTTCCCATCTTTCCTGACCGTAATTGTAGCGGTAAGACTTTCAGTCATGACCTTTCCTCCAATAGAGTTTCGATTTCTTCGGGAATATCAAACACTTCAGGGGTTACCTTGTAAATGACTACCTTTTTATCCAGCTTTCTCGGGTTCCTGGTCTTCCAACAGTTCAGAATGTAATCACAGTAGTTACAATCGAAAGGAAGATAACCGTTTTTATCCGGACTATGCTCCCGATCTAGCTCGGTACTTTCTCCACGAATAAACTTCGTTATTCTTCCCAGTCTTTCAAAGATCTGTTCCATCATCTCTTTGTCAAACTTGTAAGGAATGAATTCAAAGTTACCCGTTGCCTTGTCCTTGACCATGAACAGGGTATCGGTGATCCCCAGAGCAGCCATGTATGCGTTCGCTTGTGCCTTGTAATCCTTTGGTATATCTCCCCTGCTAAACTTAGGATAGGTAGACGGACCAGCGGTCTTTACTTCCAGCACACAGTCTCTGGGCCAATCACGATGATCTGCACAGTCACATATTCTTGTTATTCTTCCATCAATATGCCCCCTTACTTTGATACCTAGTACATTAAGAAAAACAGTCTCTTCCTGGTCTACAAGACGGAAGTGTTCCCTGGTTTGTAATGCGGATCGAAGGTATTTCCGGAGTTGGTCATGAGCATGGTCACCATCTTCAAGCGTGATCTTTTGTCTCCAACCCCAGGAGTGTTTCTTGGCACCCAGGATCTTATACATCGCTTGCCTCTGGCATTTCCCTGCACCGGACAGGGTAATAGGCTCTCTCTTTTTAATCGGTTTTCTTGCCAGTAACTTGTTTACTTTCGCAAGGAACTTCTTCTTTAGGAGATCGCCAAGCTCTTGTAACTCACTCATCTTCCTTCTTTCTCTTGTCCATCTTATCCAGGTGTTCAAAGATAGCTTCGGTACACATACCATCAAAGGTATCCGTTCCAGATACCCGGAAAGCTTGAGCCCACAATTGCCCCAGCATCTTGCGGCTACCTTCTTCTTGGTAATAAAGCCCTAGCTTCTCCATGTCATCCAGCCTATCCAACTCACAGGTTGGGCAGACTCCGGGAATCTTTAACCCGGAAGGAAGGCTTACATCCTCGGCAGAACAGGGAAGACACATCAACGATTCGCACTCATCTACATAATAGATACAAGGAACCGCAACCTTTCCGATATTCCTAGGCACTAGAGAGTCGTCGTCGTCTGCCAGATCCTTGTAATCATAGATGACTTTAGAACAGGAGATACACTTCTTCCGTTTCCTCATCTTCGTCCCTCTCTTCTTAGAACCCCAAAGAATACGAGACGATTTTACCATATAACTAGATTACTTTCCTTGGCCGATTCTGTACTCACAAGCGAGGATCATAGTATCCAGTTTATTACGCTCTTCCTTCAGATCAGCTTTCAGTTTCCGGAGTAAATCCTGGGCTGAATTGCTTTTCTTTTTGTTATGAGCTTTAGCCTGATGGATACCTCGTGCCTGGTTAGACTTGAATCCCTTGTCACAGATGGGACACAAAACACTCTTGTTCTCCTGGGTTTCCGTTGCGTTAGTCATAACGCTCCTTTCATAAAAAGAGAATTGGTTACCATGTAGGTGCAATAGGTGATATTCTTAATACTGAGTTACGATTGCAGAAGGGTAGTATCTCTTTTCTATGTGATTCACACAAGTAATAAACATAAGGCCCTTCCATATGATCCTCTTCTATGTAAAAGGCTGCGTCTGCACAACACTTCAGAGTAACTATGTTACCGCTACCTTCGGGTAATTCTGCTTTAGTTTCTATTGTGCAGGTTCCCCTTCTTACCAAGGTTCTGAGTCAAGAGTAAACGAATCACCGAAGTCACTTCTTTCTAACAGTGTTCTATAGAGCATAAGCTCTTTGATTCTTTTATCTCTCATGCGATCCTGATTCTGATAGTGCCTATCCGCTGCGGATTCAACCGCAATAGATATAGTCAGGATCAGGCCAACAAGTAAAAACAATAACCCGGCATTACGAGCCGCCTCTTTCCTTCTCATCCCTCTCTCTCCTTACTACTAATTTCTTTTGTAGATTCTCTCTGTTAATATTATCAAAGTGATAGCCACATAGAGGTTTCCCCAGGTAGAT